CCATGAACGCAAACGAACCCATCGCATGGGATAGCACCAACGCGAAAATTCTCAAGGACTTCATCGCCTCGAACACTGGGGCCGCGGCCCTGGCGTCCACGCTCTACCAGCTTCCACCTTTCGACCCCAGCACGCCTCACACGTTGCTTGTGTCAACCCTTCTGCGCGAGGGCTACCAACGCGCAGTGCAAACTTTTCTGGACCTGCAATCGCACCAGCCGCCGCAGCCGGAACCCGAGAGCCGATACCCGGACCTCGACACGAATGAAAATTGGCCGAAGGAACTTCAGCTTCCCGAGGACGAAAACCCTACAGAGTAACCTATGCCCGCTCCCACGAACCCCAACGCACCCGGCGCCGACCTCAGCGCGAACATGCCGTCCATCTCCGCCGAGACATCGAGCGCGCTGGACGACTTGTTGAAGCAACAGCAGGACGACAACCAGTCCACGCCGCTGGCCAAACCCGACCCCACGCCGACGCCCGCGCGCGGACCCGATGGCAAGTTTTTGAAGCCCGCCGAGCCGGCAGCTGTCGTGCCGCCGGCCCCTTCAACCGAGCCCAAGCCGGACCCGGCGCCCGAGCCGAAGCCGGACCCGGCCCCGCCCGTGGACCCGTTCGACGTGGCCCCGCCCGCGAACCTCAAGCCCAAGGCCGCGGAGGCGTTCGAGAACGTCAAGCGGCTCGCCAAGGAAAAGGTCGCCACGCTCCAGGCGGAGCGCGACGAGCTGGACAAGAAATACAAGGAGCTGTCCGAGAAAGCCGGCCGCGTGGACCCGAAGGTCGAGCAGGAGCTGAAGGAGCTTCGTGAATTCCGGCGCAAGCTGGACGTGGAGGCGGACCCGGAGTTCAAGAAATTCGACGACGAGCACAACTCGAACGCCGAGTCCATCTACGGACGGCTGAAGGCGGTGGGCGTGGCCGAAACGACCATCGAGAAAATCAAGGGCATGGGCGGCGTCTTCAAGGTGCAGTGGGACCCCATCCTCGAAAAAATTCCGTCGCAGGCGCGGCGCTTCATCGAAGTGAAGCTGACCCAGCTCGAAGACCTGCGGGACAAGAAAGCCGCGGCCGTCGCCGCCGCCAAGAAAAACTCTGAAGAGTTTTTGAGCCAGCGCGCCCAGGCCGGTGAGCAGAGCAAGCAGGTTTTTCGCGCGCAGGCCTCGAAGTCGCTGGACTCGATGCTTCCGAAGATGGACTGGTTCGTGGAGAAGAAACCCACGGACAAATCCACCGAGGCGGAGAAGGCGTCCATCGTGGAGCACAATAAAATGCTCAACGACACCAAGGAAGCCATCAAGGAAGCGATGGAAGACGACAGCCCCGAGATGCGGTCGTTCCTCGCCGTTGGTCTGGCCCAGCTGATGAAGCTGCGTGTGGACTATACGTCCGCCATCAGCTCGCACAAGGCCGAGGTGGAGAAGCTGACCGCCGAGCTGACCGCCGCCAAGGCGCTGCTCGAAAAGGTAAAGAAGGGCTCGACCAATCGCTTGCGCGAGACGCCGGCCACGACCAACGCGCCGAACGCGGTGGGTGCCGGCATCAACGAGAAACCCGGCGACGCGCTAGACCGGCACCGGGCTGAAGTGGAAGCCAAGCAATGAGCCGGCAGGTCTGCATTTGTCTCCCGAGCTATAAAACGATGGAGCCACGGATGGCTTTTTCGGTGATGTCTCTGCTCGGTCGGGCGAAGACGGCACAGACGGCCTCGATGCTGGATTTCGGCGACGCGTTCATCGTCCATTCTCGCAACAAGCTAGCCGACCAATTCCTCCGCACAAAGATGGAGTGGATGCTAACCATCGACGACGACATGGTCGTCCCCTTTGGCAATGCTCAACTTTTTAATTCGTTCACTCATTTCAATCTGCCTGAGCGCTTTGCCGGACTCCACGTCATTGACCGCCTTCTCTCCCACGGTAAGACCCTGGTTGGCGCACTATACATTGGTCGTTGGGAGCACGGTAAGGCGATGTATGGCGAGGGTTGTGACCCGCAGGAACTGAAGTATGCGAAGTCCGGTCCGCACGACGTGTGCAAGCCGACCCGCTGGGTCGGCACCGGTTGCAAGCTGATTCACCGGTCCGTGTTCGAGGACATCGAGAAGAAATTCCCGCACCTCGCGCGCGGCGCGAACGGGCTCGGGGGCCAGTGGTTCACCAGCTCCGAGCACGACCTGCGCGCCGCCGTGGAAAAAGCTATCGCGATGGCGGACCCGGCCGCGGCCATGCGTTATATCAGCGATGCGCTCACGGTTTCGAAGCGGAATTCCAGCATGGGGATGGGCGAGGACGTGCAGTTTTGCATTCGCGCCACGCAAGCCGGCCACCAAGCCCACGTTGACCTCGGCTGTTTGTGCGGCCACATCGGCAGCTACTGTTATGGGAAACCCGTCAAATAAACTTCTGCTCGCCTTCGTCTTCTGGGAGCGCGACAAGGCGCAGATGTGCAAACTCGCGCGGCTCATCGCGGACCTGGAGCCGGGCATGTGCGAATCCGCCGACGTGCTTTTCTCCGCGCGCTTTGACTGCACTCACGACACCGACACCATCCAGTATGTCTCACGCAAATTCAAAGTCCACACCCACATCAACCGCGGTCGTCGTGGGGTCGGCTGGCCAGCCGGGTGTAACGACATCGCTTTCGGCACACTCGACTACGTATATTCTTACGGTGCAGCCAAACGTATCCCGCCTTACAAGGCTGTGGCGCTGCTTGAAGCGGACGGTGCGCCGCTGCGCAAGGGTTGGATAGAGGAAATCTCGCGCTCGTGGGATGCGGCGCAGCGGGTCAAGCCCGTGCGCATCTTTGGGCCGCTCATTGACGCCGGTGTAAAGGATGCGGGCAACCAGCACATCAACGGCAACTGTCTGGTGTCCGGCGACCACTTTTTCCTGCACTGGTTCACCCGCAAACTGGGCGGATGCACCCCGCGCGCGGGTTGGGATTGGATTCTGGCCCCGCAGTTCAAGCGCATGGGCTGGGCGGACTGCCCGCAGATGAAGTCGTGGTGGCACTGCCCCGGTGTGACCGAGGACCAATACACGACGCTGCTCGACCAGGGCGTGTGCTACCTGCACGGCTGCAAAACGGATGACGTGATAAGCCACGTCCGGAAGAAATACTTGTGAAAACGATTGTGACAGTCCACGGCTACGAAGGCGACGCGCACCAGATTCGCGATTTGATGCCGTGCTATGAGCACCACCACCTGCCCATCGTCATCGTCACGCCCGAGGACTCCCGCATCGAGAACATGGGGCCGCACATCTGTCGCTGGGGCGGGCAGCGCGAATATATCGGGCTGAAAAGTTTCGCCCGACAGGTCGAGCACTGGAAAATCATGCTCGACTACGACGCGACGCACTACCTGTGCAACGACTCGGACAGCTTTTGTCTGGCGCCGGAGCTGCCGGCATACCTCTACGCGGAGGACGTGGTCTGGAGCAACGAGGTCTCCGACATGATGCACAAGCTACCGGCGCCCTACGCGTGGCCCCGGTTCGCGATGCAGCCGCCCTACTTCCTGTCTCGCGGGCTCGTGGAACGGCTGATTGCGGCGGCGCCGCTTGTCGAGCCAGACTCCCGCATGCTTTTCATCGACTGGTTTTTCATGGCGTGCTGCGTGCGCGGGAACATTCCGCACAAAAATTTCCGCGACGGCTTCAGCTGCGGGACCGCGCACACCCACGGACTGCGGGTAATGACCGACGCTGTCTGGCGCCACGGGAAAATCTTCGTTCACTCTATCAAGAACGCGGCGATTCGGCGGCAGCTCGAATTCGCGCGTAAGCAATACATCAAGAACCATCCATGAACCTGGATTCCAAAATCTATGTCGCCGGGCACCGTGGACTCGTCGGAGACGCTGTGCTGCGCCTGCTCCGCGCGCGGGGCTTCCACAATATCGTGACGGCGACCTCCGCCGAGATGGACCTCACCAAGCCGGACCTCGTCCGCTGGTTCTTCTCTGTCCACAACATCGAATACGTTTTTCTGTGCGCGGCACACGTCGGGGGCATCCTGGCCAACGACACCAACCGCGTGGAATTCCTGCTCAAGAACCTCGCCATCCAGACCAACGTAATCACGAACGCGGCTGCGTATGGCGTGAAGAAGCTGCTCTTTCTGGGGTCATCCTGCATCTACCCGCGCGGCGCCGCGCAGCCCATCCGACCGGAAGCGCTGCTCACCGGGGCCTTCGAAGACACGACTGAGGCCTACGGCATCGCGAAGGTGGCCGGCATCCGGCTGTGCCAATACCTGCGGGACGAGCAGGGGAAGAACTTCATCTGCGCCCAGCCGTGCAACCTCTACGGGCCGGGCGACCGGTTTGACGCCGCCCGGTCGCATGTCGTCCCTGGGCTGGTCACGCGCATGCACCGGGCCAAAGAGCTGCACATGCCTGAGCTGGACGTGTGGGGAGACGGGACGGCCCGCCGGGAGCTGCTCTATGCGGACGACCTCGCGGTGGCCCTGCTTTTCCTGATGCACGCCTACGACGGCCGCGAGGTCGTGAACACCGGCAGCAGCGACGAATGGACCATCAAGGCGATTGCCGACGAGGTGCGCCGCGTGGTCGGTTACGAGGGCACGCTTTTCTTCGACGACTCCAAGCCGACGGGCGTTCCCCGCAAGGTGCTGGACAATTCGTTCATCCGCGGCCTGGGCTGGCGTCCCAAAGTGGCTTTCCCTGAGGGACTTGAGAAGACCTACCAGGGCTATTTGAAGCGGCTGGCCGGCGTCGGGCAGAATCCCTCTTGACTTTTTCGATTTTCGGGACACTTCTCCTACGACCTAACGGCCCTACTGGTCTGGGGCAATCGGCCTAAACTGTCTGGCGGCTGGCCGGCGCTGACAGGGTAACTTCGCAGCCCAATTGCGAGGAAAACCGTCCGACGGATATTTCCCGAGGACAGAAACCAACTAGGTTTTTATGGCTGGTGAATGTAACAGCGCAGACCAGATTTCTGAGATTGCGCAAAAAGACGTGTCCCGTCTCGTAGGGACCGTGGCCAAAACGTTGGCCGCGAATTCGGTTTTCATCAACGTCATCGGCGGTGGGGTGTTCCCCTCCGGCGTGACCGATGAAATCCGTTTCCCCGTTCAAATGCAGGCGGCTCCTGGTGACTCGCTGGCTCTCCCGACTTTTCAGTGCGATACTGAGGTCTGCGGAACCAACGGCATTCAGGACCTCACTGACGCGATTGACTTCACGGCTCGCTTGGAAACCAAGCGTGGTCGCGGTCCCCGCGTTTGCGTCAAGAAAGGCTACGCGGCCTTCAAGTCGAGCTACCTCTCGGCCGAAGACTCGCTCCGCAAGCTGATTACGCAGTATGTCAACTCTGACATCCGCGCCCAGCTCTACCTCCGCAGTGCCTCGAAATTCAATGCCGTTGCCGGCTACGACTTCGACTCGCTGTTCACCGGTGGAACCGAAACGGACCTCGGCGTCCAGTTCGCTCCGCTCAATCCGACGGGTCCGCTCAGCTTCAAGGCTCTGCACTACGTCACGCGGTTCGTCAAAGAGGCGTTGTTCGCCTCGATGTTCGACAGCGAAGGCAAGGGTATGCCCCACGCTCGCTTCATCGGCAGCTCCGACATCATCGAGAGTTTCCGCAATGAAATTGGCGTGAAGGAAATCCTCATCGGTCTGACGACCGGTGGATACAAGCTGGGCGAGCAATCGGTCAGCGCCTACCAGTTCGAAGAGGCCCCCGCTTACCGCGGCATCGCCTTCGGTGTGGACCAGCGTCCGCTCCGCGCCACTGGTTTCGACGGCGACGGCAACCTGATTCTGGTTGACCCCGTCGTGAACGTCGCGAACGTGTCGAAGAACACGGCATTCGCGAAAATCAACCCCGCGTGGTTGGCCGCGACCTACGAGGTCGGGTTCCTGATGTTCGACAACACCTTCAACCGGCTGGTGCCCGAGAAGTATGTCGGCGAAGGCACGTTCAAGTATGCCCCGCAGCTTCACATGGGTGAGCTGGAGTGGCACTACATCGTGGACAACGACTGTAACCAGTTCGGCGACTTCGGCTGGCACAAGTATCAGATTACTCGTGCCTACCAGCCGATTCGGCCGCAGCACGTCGTCCCCATCCTCTACAAGCGTTGCACGGCTGACCTCGGTCTGCCCGACTGCTCCGTTGTGGACGCCTCCGGGTTCTCCGGCAGCGATGCGTTTGCCACGTTGGGCGTTTGCGACTCCTAACCGTGGTCTGTAGGCGGCGTGGTGGGCGAAAGCCCACCACCCGGACGGGACCAACAATCAACCCACTGATTCCATGACATACGTTCAAGCTCAAGACGCCCTCCTGGCTCTCGGACATTCCCTCAGCCTGACTGGCCTCGAAGGCCGGTCGGTCTCCGGACTGTTGCAGGAGGTCCTCATTGCTGGCGGCTCCGCCATCACCGACAAGGGTGCCGGGTCGGACTTCGATAACGCGCTCGTCACCGCGCTCGGTATCGACACGCCCATCAGCTGACCAATCTGGGGGCGCGGCTGGTGTATTCCCTCGGTTAAGGGTAGCATCGGCCCGCCCCCAACCTTTTTCGTGTTCGACAACATCAAAGTTTACGCCGCATCCGCTGTCGGGTTCGGCTCGCCTCTCGCAAACATTTTCCTCGACACTTCCACGTCCGTCCTCGGCGTGCTGGTGTTGATTGGTCAAGTCGCTGTCGCCGCCGTGACCACACTCTACATTTTCCGCAAGGCGCAGGCTTTGCGACGCGACAAGAACGACAAGAAAGACTCCTGACCCATGTCCAACGTTTACAACGACCCCGTTCAACGCCTCGGCGAAAAACTCGCTGCGGACCTCGGCATCGTCGCCAACCCTTACGACGCGGAAATCGACCTGTGGGTCCGCGCGGCTGCCGTTGTCGGCGCCAGCGTGAGCACCTCCACGCCGCTCGATGAAGCCCGCGTCCGCGTGCTTCAGAACTGCACGCTCACCCCGGCCTAATGTATCCGGACCCGTCACCGAAATGGGGCGACTCCGAGAACACGCTGCTGGGTAAGTGGCTGGAAATCCTTGGAGGGGAAGCCAAGCCTGGGGACTCAGACCACCAGCTGCTCTACCGCATTGCCCTGCTCCTAGACAACGCTTTTTGATATGGACACGACTCCTCGCTTTAACGACCCAGACAACACGTTACTGAAGAAAATCTGTCTTCTGCTTCACGGGGGGGTGTCGAGTGGCGTCCTCACTTTCAACACTCGTTCGGGGGCCATAACGCTTACGGGTTCGGACGTGACGGGCGCCCTCGGCTACACGCCGGTGAATCCCTCTGGCGCCACGCTGACTGGGTCTTTGGTCTTGCCCACCGGCATCAACCTTTTCCTCGGGCCGGCCAACGCCACTCACCCCGCCCTAAAGGATTCTGGAGTGGGTATCGCGGAAGTATCTCTTCGCAAGGGCGATGATTCGGGTTACGCCAATTTATTGGTTGGGTTTGTGCAAGCCCAAATCGAGGACACGGGAACCGGGACTTCCCCCGCGGCTTTTGAGGTGTATCACAACACTACATCCGGAACTCCTGCGATAAACTGCGGCGTGTCCTACGACATGCGCGCGGATTCTAGCACTACGGACCGGCAACTTCAGTGCCGGTTTTCCACGCTGTGGACGGACGCCACACACGCTACGCGCACGTCGCACCTGCGATTCCTTCCCACCTTGAACGGCGTCACCACGGAGGCTTTGCGTCTTTCGAATGCCCAGGTTGACGCGCGCAATGGCGCGGTATTCGCTGTCGCCGGCACACAGGTAGTGACCTCTCGCAAGACTGGATGGACCGCAGCGACGGGGACTTCCTCGCGCTCGACCTTTGCAACCACGACTGTCACGACCGAGGAACTAGCCCAACGGCTGAAGGCGCTGTTGGAAGACCTCACCAGCCACGGGCTCATCGGCACCTAATGAAAATTCTACTCGCGCTCGCACTCGCACTCGCACTGGTCGCCGGCTGCACGCTCCCGCTCAAGCCGGGGTCCGCGTCTATTAAGTCGGCCAGCGGCGAGGTGGTTTCCGTCAAGCAATCCCAGAATCCGCTTAACGAAACCGTCCAGGACTACAAGCGGACGACCAGCCAGGAAGGCACCACCGAAGAAGTCCATACGAAAATCGGCGCGGCCCAGAAAGACGTGGCGCGCGAGCTGGGCGCCAAGCTGTCCTCGCTGCGACCGGTGATGTGGGTGGGCATCCTCGTTTTTCTTTTCGGCGCCGCCAGCGCGGTCTGGCCCCCGCTCAAGGCACTTGTCGGTGGAAGCGTCACCACGTCCGCGGTTATCGCCGGCGCCGGCCTCGCCATGATTGTGCTGCCCGTCCTTGTGGTCGGGCACGAAGTTTTGATTCTCGCGGTTGCTGCGGGAGCGGCGGCGCTCTGGTTCTTCGCGCACCGGCACGGAAACTTGCGAGGGCAACTCAGTGCGCTTCTGGGAAAGTAAAATATGTCGTGCAGCAACTGCAACAATTGCGACTGCGGCGGGTGCGGCGGCGCGGACTGTAACTCGACTTTTCCCGCGAGCTGCAACCCCCAGGCCAACTGCTCCCCCTGCAAGGCGTGCCCTCCGAATAGTGCGGATTGTGAGACGCTCCCAAGCGCACTACAGAATTTCGTCGATGCCTTTTTCGGTTCGGTTGTCAAAACTGAAATCGATGGACAGGTAACGTGGGTCCTCCCGTGTAACCTGGACATCGGGCTGCCCGGTAACCCGCGCGCGGATGGTGAAGGCCTCGCGTGCTATTTCCTGCGGTTGTTTCGCGACGGCATCAATGGGCTAGAAGGCCCGACCGGTGCGACCGGCGCGGCCGGCGAGAACGGCGCGAACGCCTGGACGATTATCCTGACCGCCTTCGTGCAGCCCACGCCCGGCGGCACGGTGAACTTCAACATCGTCGCCTCGCCGACCATCACGCCCGGCCAGACGATTTTCATCCCGGGCTCCGGCTATTACATGGTCACGAGCCGGGTATCCAACTCGGTATTCGCGCAGCTCATCGAAGCGGTGCCGACGCCGAACCCGGTGACGGTCCCGGGCACCATCGCGCTCCCCTGCGGGCCGCGCGGTCTGACGATTACCGGCCCGACGGGCGCCCCGGGCTTGCAAGGTCCGACGGGCGCGCAGGGTCCAACCGGCCCCACGGGGGCGGTCGGTCCAACGGGGCCGACGGGGCCGACTGGTGCGGTGTCCACGAACTCCAACGGGCAGGTGGTCATCACCGGCGCGACGGACTTCACTGTGACGAACGCGGACCAAAAAATCACGTTCGGCGTTGACGACCCAGAGGTCACGCTCCCCGACATTGGCACCTACTTCGTGCTGGCGCGCTTTCGCTGCATGAACGACGTGGCCAGCATGAACAACCACCAGTGGGATTTTTACCTGAACAATCAGACGACCGCGACGCCGGTGGACGGCGGGCGGCACACGAACACCATACTGTTCAACACCGGCGGGAGCAACCACTGCACGTATATCCATGTCTGGGCGATTGTCCAGACGGTGGGCATCAACGAAATCATCGACGTGCATGTGATGTCGGACAGCGCGGCCGCGCCGCAGACGATTTTTCAGGACGGCTCGAACATCATGTTCATCAAACTGGCATGAAAGATTGCACGCACCCGCTCCATCGCGACACCGAGGGGGATTTGTCCCGGCCCTGCAATCCAAAGGGCGCGACGAAAATCCTGCCTGGGCGCACGTTGCCGCCGCGCATCATCGTCAACCAGACGGATGACGTGTTGCAAGACGAAGACGGGTTCCCGATTCTGGACGAGTCGTCCGGAGCGACCATCATTGACGATTTGCGCGAATGAAAGTTTCTGATTACGTAGCCGGTCAGCAGGCGATTGCCGACGGGTGGCTGTTCATTGCCGAACGTCAGCCCGAGGGTGCCGAGAAGCCCTACATCACAAAGAAAATCGCCCCCGACCAGCTCGGTGCGACTGGCCCTGCCGGTCCGCAGGGACTTCCCGGCAACCCCGGCGCGGACGGCCCTACGGGTCCGACGGGCGCGGCCGGCGCGAGCGGGCCGACTGGCCCCACGGGCGCGAACGGCGCCAACTCGTCCGACGAGTGGGTGCATCCCGACGGCTTGTCGCTGGACCTTTTCGAGGAATACGACCCTGGCGCCATCGTGGCCCCGAGTGGCGGCTTCGGCTGGGACGCTGCCGGCGTCGTGAGCGGCGGGACAATCGTCCAGCGCAATATCGCGAACAGCCGCACGGAACGCAGGCTGAGCCTCACCTCTGGTGAGTTTGCGCGTAAACTTTACGTCGGGTCCGACTGGCATCGCCTGCGCATCGCTCTCCTGCTCCGCTGCAACGGCGCGTCCACCTTCACGGCGGATGGTTTCATCGGTTTGTGCAGCGGCACGGCGAACCCGTTCGGTGGGACGACGGACAACGCCATCGGCGTTTACTTCGACCCCGCGAACGTGAACTCCTGGGCGTTTGTGAACGGCACCACGACGGACTTTTTCGCGCAGAGCGTCAGCACGCAATTCGTCACGAAACGCGGGGCGGGTGCCCCCGTTAATCAGGGAAGCGGGTCCGGCTCGGATGGCCGGCGATTCGCGTCCACCGAAGCTCTGCGCACGATTCTTTTCCTGGAGGTCGCCCGGCCGGTTGCCGCGACGCCGGCCACGCCGGTGAACTTCTCCTGGGGCATGCGCTCCACAAACGTGACGCAGGCCGAGTTCGCACTCAGCAAGCGGGCGATTCTGCACGCGCTTTTGGACAGCGCCAACAACGGCAGCGTGGCGTCGGACGACACGATTGTCACCCTTTCCGGTTCGGCTTCCGGCACGGTCACCAACACCATCAGCTTCGACGAGAGCACGGGTGGCCTCGACACGCTGAACATCCGCTGGGACGGCGCGCATCCGCTGGAAATCTGCGGCATGGGCGTAATGAAAGTTTACTAATGAGCGACATCGAAGACATTTTCAATCAGGCCCCCGTCACTACCAATCAGGACGGGCATCTGCTGGTGGGAACTTACAATGCCGGCGGAGTTATTCAGGTCAAGCGATTGCACGTCACCGACCTGAGCGCAATGACCGGGCCGACTGGTCCGGCCGGAGCGACGGGCGCGCCCGGCCCCACGGGGGCGACGGGCGGCACGGGTCCGACTGGACCGACCGGCCCGACCGGCGGAACGGGCGCGGCCGGCCCCACAGGCGCGAACGGGCCAACTGGACCGACGGGTCCTACAGGCGCAACCGGCGCAACTGGTGGCACGGGTGCGACCGGCCCCACAGGTCCGACCGGGCCGTCGGGTTCTTCCGGCTCTGCGGCCGTCGTGGCGGACTCGTATGCTTACGACAGCTTCGACGATTACGCGACTGGTGCCATCTCCAGCTTTTCGAGCGGCGCCGGATGGAGTGGCAGCGGTGCGGCCTCGGGTGCGTCCATTGTGGCCGTCACCATGAACGACGGTCGCACGGACAAACGGTTGTCTCTGGTCGGCCCTGGCGAATTCAAGCGGAAAATGGCCTGGGCGGAAAAATGGAAGCGGCTGCGCGTCGCGCTACTTTTGCGCATCAACGGCGGGGCGACCATCACCGGCGACTTTGCGTTCGGGCTCTGCTCGGGCATCACCAACGGCGCCGGCAGCACGGGCTGCCTGAACTTCATCGGGGCCGCGACGCGGGTGGGCAACTCGAACCAATACACGTTCTCGGCCGGCACGGACATCGCGACTTTTGCCGCGACGTTTGCGGGCGGCATGACGAAGCGGAACGCGACCTGGACAGACCTTGGCGGGTCCTCCTCTATGAAGGGCTATCCCTCCACGTCCACCGCGCTTTGCTTGAATGTTTTCGACATCAAGCGGCTTCGATATGGCGGGGCCAGCACGACCTACTCCATGTTCGTCCAGGGGCCGGCTGCATCGGGCACGGGCGCTGGCGGGCCGGAGCAAAATCTGGACTGGGGCAACCTGCTCAACGTGGTTGCCGACCCGGACACGGCCACCTTCAACAACGGCTGGTGGTGGGACGGCGCGTCCTCCACGCAATCGACCACGTTCGACGAATCGACCGGGGGCCTGGACACTCTCAACATCTGGTGGAGCCACGCCACGACCCCCATCGAGGTGGCCGGGTTGGCGGTTTACAAGATGTATTGACAAACCGCTGAAAATCAACACTTCTTACACGATGAAAATGCCGATGGATTTGGGCTATAAGATGGACGGGCCGAGCACGGCGTCCATGCCCGACAAAATGTATCCGAGCCTGCACTTGGAGTGGCCGATGGAATACGACTTGCCGGACTCCGGCGAGATGACCGTCACCTTCCGCAAGACGCACGAGTCGAAGTCTAAGGGCCAGGGCGGCAAGCCGCGCTACACGGTGGACCTCGAAATTCGTTCCATCGACTCTGTCGAAGAGGGCGACGAGGCGACGCCGGATGATGAGACCGAAGAGAGCGGAAGCGACGCGCTCGACCGCCACGCGGCCGAGGTCAGCGACAAAGAGGCTTACTAATGTTCCAGGCCAAGGACATTTTCGACGACGCCAAGGATGTGTTCGGCATCTGCAAAGAGGAGAAGCTCTTTCGCTGGATGACCGACGCCATTCGCATGCTCGCGAACAAGGGCGACATCGACCCGCTGGTCGGCGGGCTGGACATCTGCGTGCAGAACAAATGTGTCACTCTCCCGCGCGAGGTGGAGACGGTCCTCGGTGTGAATCTCGCCGGCCGGCCCGCCCTCGGGCACAATGAACTTTTTTCGTTCCACCTGAACGGCCCGGGCGACTGCAAAAACCGCTGCGACTATTCGTGGTTTGACGAACTGCCCGCGGTCACCTACAAGGACATCGTCTGCCCTGGGCGACTCGTCGCGTTCGTGGACAAGCCCGAAGATTCTGGTGTGGAGCTGCGCGTGTTCGGCTTCGACAAGCAGAACAAGCCCCTGCAAACTTTAGAGGACGGTGTCTGGACCGATGGTCTGCTCGTCCCAACGATTTTCGGCTACGCGGTGCCGGCGAAAACCGACCCCGAGGTCTCCCGCATCACGGACATTGTCAAGGGTCCCTCGGCCGGCATCATCCGGCTCTCGACCTTCGACAACTCGTCCAGCTCTGGCACGCTCATCGGGATTTACGACCCGGAGGAAACCCATCCACGTTACCGGCGCATCAAAATCTCGCGGGGCTGCCCGTGGGTCCGCATCGTGTATCGAAAGAAATCCTTCGACATCACGAGCCTCAACACGCGCATCCTTTTGCACAGTCGCTTCGCGCTTGTCATGGCGATGAAGGCCGTGAAGTTTTACCTGGACTCCGACGTTGCTAATGGCATGCAATTCGAGGCACACGCCTCGCGGATTCTCACTGAGCAAGAGGGCGCACTCGTCAGCCCGAACGCGATGCCGATGCAGGTCGAAGACCGCAACAGCATCTCGCAAAAAGACGATTGGAACGTTGACTGATGTGTATGGACCACGTTAAACAAGACAAGGGTATGCCCCCCGGCAGCGGTGCCGAGGAGATGGCCAAAACCAACGCCAACAAGCCGGCCCCGCAGGGCATCTTCGACTACTCGGTCGTGGACGCTGAGGACAAGGACCGCATCGACCGCCTGAAAAACGGTCACGACAAGGGAAACTACAGCCAATACGTCGGCAGCCTTTAAGCCGCGAACTGAGGGGACATGACGCCGCGTTCAGAAGACGGTGAGCTGACATTCCTTGGCGGGATGGACTCGATGTCCGACCCCGCGATGCTGTCTCCCGGCTTCTACTCGCGTGCGCTCAACGCGGTCAACCGCGGCGGGGTCCTCCAGTGCCGGCCCGGTTATCGGTGTCGTTTCGTGATGCCGCCGGGGAACCTGCAAGGCGCCTTCGTCTTCCGGCCCAAGGTCGGCATCGAGTCCATCCTTTTCGCGGTGGACGGGCTCGTGTATCTGTCGGACTACCCTTACCGGACCTTCCGGCAGCTGGCGATTCAGTTCTCGGCCACCGCCCGGCAGCTTTTCTTCGTGCAGGCCGAGCAGGCCACGACGCGCAACGATGACGGCAGCATTCGGCTCATCCCCGCGATTAACCTCGTCATCATCCAGGACGGCGGTCTGACCGCGCCGGCGGTGTTCGACGGCTACAACGCCTTCCACAACGCGGACATCAAGCTCGGCGGGCCGATGGCTTGGTCCGGCGACCGCCTGTGGGTGGCCCAGGGCGCAAAACTTTTCGCGAGCGACCTCTACGACCCGCAGCACTTTTTGGAGCCGCAGTATTTCGCCACGGTCGAGGCCTTCACGTTGCCCGGGGAAATTATCGCCCTGGCCGAGCCAACCGCCAACGCGGAGCTGGCCCAGCTCTTTGTCTTCACGCAGGACACCACGACGCTCATCCAGTCCGGCATCCGCGACCGCGCGACGTGGATTAACACACCCAATTTTCAGTTCGTCCAGTTCCCCGAAGTGGGTTGCGTGTCACCGCGGTCCGTGGCGCTCCTGCACGGCTTGCTGTGGTGGTATGCCGCCACCGGGCTGACCAACATCAACGCGGCCGAGGTCACCCGTCAAACGTCCGTCACGCCCTACGAAGACAACGAGATGGCGGACAGCAAATCCCGGCTCGGGGGCGACCTCAGCGGCATCGCCGCGGGCTTTTTCGAAAACTACCTGCTCCTGTCGGTGCCCTACTGCGACAAGCTGAACACGCATACGTGGTGCCTGGACGGCGCGACGTGGCAGAAGAAGGACCAGAAATCGCCCTTCGCCTGGAACTCCGTGTGGACGGGGACGCGCCCGGTGGAGTGGCTCTACGGAGTGTTCGCCGGCTCGAACCGAATCTTTTTCGCCAGCGCTGATTTTGACGGCCAGAACCGGTTGTGGGAGGCGTTCATCCCCGACCGCCTGGACGACGGCTGCCCGATTACGTGGTATGGCGAGACGCGCGCGTTCTCGGCGGACGTGCCGCTTCGGGATAAAACCGTGCGCTACGCTGACATCTTTTTGTCCGAGTTATCGGGCACTGTGGACATTGCGGTCTTCTGGGCCGGACCGTATAGGGGCCGCTACAAACGGCTGATGACGAAACGAATTGAGGCGCCGCGTGGCTCCATTCGTCAGGGACACAAAATCAAGAGCAGCGAAAAAATGTTCGCGTTCAAGAAACAAACGCGGCCCCTGCGCACGCAGGACGCCAAGGAACTCGCCTCGGCCGAGGACCTGTCGTCGTGCGACGTGGAGTCGTTCAAACTCGATTTTCTCGATGAATCTTTTCAGCTTCTCATTGTGGTCTCTGGTCCTGGTGCAGTGCGCGGAGTCCGCATTTATATGGAGCCTGCACCGGGGACCCCGGGCTCGGTCAGCCCGAACAAAGAACTCTCTGGACGCTGCGAAGTCGATGAAGGGCCAGAGCAAAACTTCGTCCGATTCGACGGGGCATCTTCGGATAGCATCGAAGAACTGAACGCGAGCATCCCGCTGTTTACGAGCAACCAGACGGTGACTATTACGGAGCAGGGCATCACGGAAGTGGGCACCGGCTACGGCGAATCGGTCATCAGCCAGCAGGACGCCGACAAAATCGCGACCACGACGGCACGGCGAAAAGCGGCCCGGCAGCTGGAGCTGGCGCTGCCCATCATCATCTCGACGGGAACCGGGCTATGATGCAATTTGATTCATTGCGCGGAATCACGCGGCGCGAGTTGCGAATCAACTATCGCTCGCCGTTGATTTGTCAGCCGGGTCCGTCGGAGAGCGGCAGCGGTTCGAGCACCTCCATCCCGGCGTTCCTGCCCATCCTCACGCTGGATGGTCCGGTCGGCTTGTCGGCGCTGGTGAGCGATTGCCCGCGCGTGGTGACGCTGACGTGGACACCCCTGTCGGGGGCCATCGGCTACAACATTTTTGTGTCGGACAGCGCAGACGGCCCGTTTGTTTACGTGCTGTCGGTTGACGACCCGGTGTTCATGGAAGAGGTCGTGGCGGACGCCACCTACTTCTATCAGGTGAGCGCGTTCGGGGACTTCGGAGTCACGGACCCGTCGGCAGTTTTGACAGTAAAAGTCCCAGCGTGCGAATAATTTTATGGCGAAGCCCAAAGCAAACCCCGGTCGTGGCGGTGGAAAAACCAACGCGCAAGACGCGCGTGCGGCGCTGAACAAGTTGGAAGCCGCATTCACACAGGAATTCACCCGAGGCGACGGTCGCAAGTTTACCATCGTGACGGACGTCATCAAGGACTTCAATGACCTCGTGGACGCCGGCAACGCGGACGCGCTGGCCAACTACCTGGAAAATCCTAGCCAGCTTTTGCTCGCGCTGGTGTTCGCGTTGAATGAGCGCGTCAAGGCGCTGGAACGCCACTAATTTATGCCCCTTCAGAAAACCAATCTCGTCATCGTCGCGTCGCAGCTGCCGCCGGACTTCGAGGGCACGCCGCAGGAGCTATTTGCCGCCATGCTCGAACGGCAGGACATCCAGTCCCCGGTCGGCACGAACTTTTTCGTCATCGGCGACGTGGAGCCCGCGAGCAACTCCGGCCCGTGGTTCAAAAACGGCACGAAGCTCTACGTGTTCGACATCAACGTTGGGCACTACGTCCCGCTGGACATCTCCGACTCGCTGAGCGCGTTCGCGTTCATCGGGCCGAACGACCCGGGCCAGCCGGGCACGAACGACCCGCTCATCTGGTTCCGGTCCGTCGGCAACCGGCCCATCGGCTGGTATGGCTGGGACGGAAACTCGTGGGAGCCGGCGCCCAGCGTGCCGAACAACGGCGGAACGACCAACCGGCCGACGGACCCGTTGGACCTGGAGCAGTATTTCGACTCGGACATCAACTGTCTGATTCATTGGGAACGCAGCGCGTGGCGCACGGTATCGGGCTCGCCGGGCGACGTCAAGGCCGTCACGGGCGACGTGCTGACGACCGTTCTCACCCGCAACCCGGGCTGGTCGCTCCTCTATGAGAACGACGAGTCCCGGCGCGGCCGGACCATTGCCCAGGCAGCCAAGGATTCCGGCGGCTCGCCAGAATCGGCGGTGTCCGTGCCGTCCGGCATCACCCAGCGCGGAGCTGGCGACACCTTCGGCGAAGAGAACCATGTGCTGTCCTCGCTCGAAATTGAGCAGCACTCGCACATGATTGGGCACGCGTCGCTCCTGAACTCGACCCAGGCGAACGTCGTTTTCTTCCGGGTGGAAGACGCCGACACGGAAATCCAGACGGCGGGCATCCCGGTGCCGACGCCCCCGAACAGCCAGACCGCCCGCACGGGGCACTCCGCGCCGAACGGCAGCCAGACGGGGGTGACCCTCGGCCCGACCGGCACGCAGCTGATGACCAGCCGGCAGTTCACCCTGGAGAAGGCCCCGCACTACACCGCGGCGGCTGTCGGTCACAATACCATCCAGCCAACGGTGTTCCTTTGGCACTTGACAAAGGACTGATTCGGAACACTTAATAGTAGATGACCGCAACTGAAAAAGTGACGACTTTGGTGAAGGTAATCCCGGAAGGGCTCTACCTGCTCCGCCCGCTGTT